ACTACGTTGAATTGCACTATTACTACTATCCCGAGTCGATTACAACCGTTGCCTCTGGACAGACATGGCTGGGCGACAACTTCGATACAGTACTTCTCTACGGTGCGCTGGTTGAGGCTATGACGTACATGAAGAGCGAGGCTGACTTGGTTACTTTGTACAACACTAAGTACAATGAGGCACTTGCCCTTGCTAAACGTCTTGGAGACGGCATGGAAAGAACTGACAGTTATAGAACTGGGCAGGTTAGGATTGCAATCACATGACCATAGCTCAGACATCCACAACCAGCTTTAAGGTAGAACTGCTTCAGGCGGTTCACAACTTTGGCCCAACAACGCCAGACACTTTTAAGGTTGCCTTGTACACAGCGGCAGCAGATATTGGCCCCGCTACGACTGCATATACCGCGACCAACGAAGTGGTTGGGACGGGCTACACGGCTGGCGGCAATACACTGGTTATTTCGACCAGCCCCACCTCGGGTAACAACAACGCAAACATTCCCACTGCGTTCATCGGTTTCTCCAATACATCTTGGGCAAGTTCAACTATTACGGCTCGCGGCGCTCTGATCTACAACAGTACACAGGGTAACAAGTCCGTGGCGGTGTTGGACTTTGGCGCAGATAAGACTACAACCAATGCTACGTTTTTAATCACTTTCCCAGCCGCAGACGCTTCCGGCGCAATTGTGCGAATTTCATAAGGATCAATATGCTTGTAACCACAACAAAAGGCGACATGGACGATTCTCTGCTTGAAAAGCGGAACGGCACAGTGGATAATGACAATGAACTCACAACATGGGTTGAGTACTGGTTAGAGGGTGAGCTTGTTCACCGTTCTGCCCATGTAACTTTAAAGAAGTCGCCTGCATTCATTGGTGGCGAAACAGAATCAATCGGATAAAGGAAACATCATGGCAAATACTCAATCAATGACAACCTCGTTTATGGGCGAGCTGCTTACAGCAACACATAACTTTGGCACTGCGCCGACCCGTGGCACATCCGCAGCCGACACTTTTAAAGCGGCTTTGTATTTGGCATCTGCTACTTACGACGCATCTACTACGGCATATTCGGCAACTGGAGAAGTCTCTGGTGCTGGGTACACCGCAGGAGGTATAGCGGTCACGGCTGCAACTCCTCCTACAGCGACCAACGCATCTACTACTGCGGGCGTAGCGTTTTTTACTCCTTCTGCCAGCTTGACTTACACCTCGGTGACTTTAGCCACAGCGTTTGATGCAGTGTTAATTTATAACTCTTCGCAGAGTAATAAAGCGGTTTCTGTTCATACCTTTGGTAGTCAGACCATTACTGCGGGCACGTTCACTTTAACGATGCCAGCCAACACCACATCAACCGCGTTACTGCGTCTGGCAACAACCTAAGCGGAGGCGGCGTAAGCCGTAGACCATGTTTGGTATCTCCGCATATGCACAGGCCCCGTTTGCGTCATTAGGGGAAAACACAGTTGTTGTTGCCCTGACGGGTGTAGTTGCGACTGGTGCGGTTGGGACGGTAGAGGCTGTTAAGGCTTTTGCTCTTACAGGCAATGAGGCAACGGGTGCTGTTGGGTCTGTAACAGTAGAAATCACTGTCGCTCTTACGGGCGTATCCGCAACGGGCAGTGTTGGCTCTGTTACGCAAAGTCAAGCCGTAGCTTTAACTGGTGTTTTATCCAACGCAGACGTTGGTGCTGTAGACGAAACCAATTTCCCATTAATAGCGGGTGTTCACGCTAACGGTACTACAGGTACGCTCACCCCAGAGAAGATATTTGCGCTAACAGGTGTTCAAGCGGACGGTGCAGTAGGCACGGTTGTTCCTAGTATCACAGTTGCCCTGTTAGGGGTTGAGGCGTCTGGTCTTGTTGGTACGGTAATTTACAACGAGTCGGATGCGACATCCGGCGATGTGGCGATAGGCGAAGTTGGCTCGGTAGCCCCTGTAATCTCAGTTGCGTTGACGAGTGTCACGGCTTCTGGGGCGGTCAGTGCTGTTGATTACGCGCAAGTTGCTCCGCTAACCACGGATTCAGCGTCTGGTTTGGTTGGGTCGGTTGGCCCTGTAGTAACGGTTGCTTTGTCAGGTGTATCCGCTTCTGGCTCGGTTGGAACTGTAATCGCTGTTTATTGGATATTAGTAGATGACAGCCAGACCCCAAACTGGCAAAATGTGAACGACTCTCAATCTTCTAGCTGGGCGTTGGTCAACACCGCAGAGACATCCAACTGGGCGTTGGTTGAGACAGATTAAGGACAAATATGGCTCTCGTACTAGCAGACCGTGTAAAAGAAACAACTACCACGACAGGTACGGGAACAGTGACGCTTCTCGGCGCATCAACTGGGTTTCAGTCTTTTGCGGTCATTGGCGACGCAAACACCACCTATTACACTATTGCTGGACAAACGGGTTCTGAGTGGGAAGTTGGGATTGGTACTTACACATCGTCAGGAACACTCTTAGCCCGTACAACGGTTCTGTCAAATAGTTCCGCTACACAGCCATCAGCACTTAGTTTTAGCGCGGGCACAAAAGATGTTTTTGTAGCTTACCCCGCCGAATACTCGGTCACTAATAATCCTCCTACGCAGAACATCCTTGACCAAGCGTACTTTCTTTCTTTTATGATGGGCTAATATGGCAACCTACACCAATACCTCCTATGTAGCCAAGAATGTTGGCACATCTGCTTCTACCCTAGTTACGGTATCTGCTTCCACTACGGCGGCTGTAGCCAGTCTGGTGGTGGCTAACACTTCCGTTTCCCCTATCACCTGTGATGTGTACTTCACTCGGTCTGCGGTGGACTACTACTTGGTCAAGACGGCTACTGTTCCCGTGGGCGGTTCGCTAGAGGTAATTCAAGGTAACAGGATTGTGCTGATTGCGTCAGATGCGCTAAAGGTGGTATCAAGCGCGGCAACATCGGCTGACGTAGTGGTTTCTGTCTTATTGGCGGCATAACATGGCTTTTATAGGCAACACCAACACCACTCAGGCTTTCACGCCAGCCATTGATTACTTCAGTGGTACAGGCTCTGCCACGGCATTTACGCTGTCTCGCCCAGTTGCGTCTGTGGCCCAAGTCCAAGTCACCATTGACAACGTAGCCCAGAACCCCAGTTCGGCATATACGATCAGCGGCAGCACCATCACGTTCACCTCTGCCCCTCTGAGCGGGACAAACAACATCTATGTGTACTACACCAGCCCCATCACTCAGGTCATAGCACCGGGTCAGGGGACGGTGACAGCCACATCAATGGCATCAAGCACAGGCACAGGTGCAGGGGTATTCCAAACCAGCCCAACGATTACAACACCCACGATTAGCACAATAACATCCGCAACAGCCACAGCCCTAACGCTACAAAGCGCAGGGACAACGGGAGTCATTATTAGTACTGCTGGATATGTAACAACACCTCTTCAGCCAGCATTTTATGCAACACAAACTGGTGGGGCAGCTAGTGGTGCTTTTGCTGCAAGTTCTGTTGCCGCATTTAATCAAGCCTCAATAAATGTTAGTAATAGTTACGATACATCAACTTATCGTTTTACCGCCCCCGTTGCTGGAACTTATTTTTTTAGCGCAAGTATTTTAAGTAATTCTTCAACAGCCATATTTTATTCCATTAGCAAAAATGGAGCGAGTATTTATGGCTCGAATGTAGAAAGTTATACCAACGGCACTGCTTTCCAAACGGCTACAAAACCAATAATGGTTACTTTAAATGTTGGAGATTATGTATACGTATTTATGGGGGCCAATCCAGCATATGGTGGTACTTATTCGTGCTTTTTAGGTTATCTAGTTGGTTAAAAAGGAACAATAATGTCTCACACAATTTACATTACTCTTTCTGATGCCGAGTTTAAAGCATTGGAATTTGTTGCAATATCTGCACAAGACTGGATTGACAACGCGGTTCACAATCGCTGCCGCATTGCCATTGAGGAAATTGTTGCCACAGAGGTAGAGCGTATCACTTCAATTGGTGGCACTATCTCCGGCTCCAAAGAAGACATAGTGAACGCTGCCCCAACTAAGTCTGCCGCAGAACGTCAAGCAGAGCAGGCGTTGGCTTTGGAGAGTAGATAATGCCTATCAGCACTATTGGAACAGCGGGGCTCGAAGCAGCAGGGGTGTCCCAAACAAAATTGGCTACTGGTGTGGCTGGTACTGGCCCGCTTTTAATAACTGGGTCTTCAACCGCAGTAAGTGTTCCAACTGCTACTTCAACTGTATTTACATCATATAGCGCAAGTGTGGTTGACACAGCAAGTGCTTTTAGCACAACAACTGGCAGATTCACACCTCAAGTAGCAGGATACTACTTAGTTAATGCTTGGACTGGATGGGATGTCAACGGAATAAATGCAGTTGTTATTAGTACAACCATTCTTAAAAACAACTCATCTTATGCATATTCTGGAATTGGTTCTGGTTCTGCAATTTATCCAAAAGTTGAAGCGTCTAGTATTGTTCAAATGAATGGAACAACTGATTACATTACGGTTGCCGCTTTTCAAATTGCTGGTGGAACAGCAAGTGGTATCTATGCACTATTGCAAGCAGTTTTAATAAGGGTCGCATGATGACACTCTATGAAAAAATTAAATCAATTTATCCGCAAATTGACGATATGGAATTTCGCCAAGTGTTTGGAAGCATTGCGTTGTTTAAAGAGGGTGAAACTGAATACATAGCCAAGTGGGAACACCCCACCTATGCACGACCCACCGAGGAACAGTTAGCATGAGCTACATCGGCAACTCCCCAATCTCAGCAGCATTTCTGACCGATACGTTCAGCGGGACAGGCTCGCAGGTAGCCTACACCATGACGGTGGCTCCTGCCAACACGTCTTCGATCATCGTTGCTGTAACTGGAATTGTTTAATGCAGTACTGCACATATCTAACAACCTACAAAGGCAACAAAATGCCTCCGTTCTACATTGGTTCATCCAGTATGGAGAAGGTTGCCTCTGGGTACTGCGGTAGCGTCAAATCAGCTACCTACAGGGAGGCATGGCGGGAAGAGTTAGAACAGCACAAAGACTTGTTTGAAACCAAAGTTATATCTATCCATGAGACTAGGGGTGATGCCCTTAAGCGGGAGAACCAGCTACATAAAAAACTACGTGTGGTGGCAAACCCCCTGTACATAAACAAGGCTACAGCCGCTGGCACGTTTGGAATCATGGATGATGCGTCTATTGAGAAGATGCGCCAAACCAAGTTGGCTAACGCCCACATTACAGGCAAGAAGGTTTCCCAACGCAGGAATGACCCAGTTTGGAAAAGCACGGTAGGCGCAGTTGCCAATCAAAGACTAAGACAGACAAAGAACGACCCTATGTGGATAGCCACTATGGGCGCACAGCGTAACAAGAAAAACTCCGACACTGTTAACAGTCCAGAATGGAAAGAAACAATTGGTGCAGAACGGTCACGCAAAATATCAAAGGCTGTATTGGCTACGCACTTGGCTCCAGATTACGAGCAGAAGAACCAGCAAAGGCTAGAGAATTTAAAGAAGACTGTATCTGACCCTGTATGGAAGGCTACGGTACATGCCAAAGCAAACATCAAGCGTGGCGCATCAGTGTCCCGCACAAAGTCAGACCCAGAGTGGAAAGCAAAGCACTACAAGACATGCTCCCACTGCGATAATCTGTATGCTCCGAACGTTCTTGCTAGGCATGAGCGTAAATGTGAAACCATTACGAAAGACTAACCGTGTCATATATAGGCAATAGTCCGATTTCAGTGGCATTTTTGACCGACACATTTAGTGGTACGGGTAGTCAAACTGCCTTTACGATGTCAATAGCGCCAGCCAATACGTCATCTTGTTTAGTGGTGGTAAGTGGGGTAACGCAAGACCCAAGTACATACTCTGTATCAGGCACAACCCTGACCTTCTCAGCCGCTCCACCAAGCGGTACAAGCAACATCAGCGTCAGATACCTTGGCATCCCAGCCAGCGGCGTAACGACTACAGCTTACAGAACCGTCACAGACTTCACGGCAACAGCGGGCCAGACATCATTTAGTGTGCCTTCCTATACCGTTGGCTACATCGACGTTTACAGGAACGGGGTACGCCTTGTATCTACAGATTACACAGCCACAACAGGCACAACGGTAGTCCTAAATAACGCCTGCACAGTAGGCGATGCAGTGGTCACAGAGAGCTTCTTGGTCAGTTCAGTGCTGAATGCCATCCCTGCTACTGCGGGTGCGGTTAACTCGACTTATTTGGCCTCTAGCTTGACGTTGACTACACCTACTTTAACCAGCCCAACGCTAACAACCCCAAACATTGACTCGGCGCAATTTGCAACTGTGTCGGGTACTGCCCCCATCTACCCTTGCCGCGCATGGGTGAACTTTAACGGCACTGGTACTGTGGCTATTCGTGCAAGTGGGAATGTGAGCAGCATTACGGATAACGGTACTGGTGACTACACAATTAACTTTACTGCGGCAATGCCCGATGCAAATTATTCAACTGTCAGTATCGGGGCAGACCTAACTACCTCAACTCTTGGAAGCATTGGATTGAGAAGTTCAAGTTCTCCTACTACTACAGCGGTAAGAGTTGGCTCTTCTGCTGGTGACGGCAGCACTTATGACCAAGCAAATATGAACTTTGCAATTTTTAGGTAAGGACAAAGCCATGACCCAAAGAATCATCTACAAAACCACAGACGGCGGCGTGGCAGTTATTATCCCCGCTGAATCTATCGAAGCAGCCATGAAAGACATACCAGAAGGTGCTGAATATGCCATCGTTGATATTTCAGACATTCCATCAGACCGTACATTTCGAGGAGCATGGACATGGGTATCGTAATTGACATCACCAAAGCAAAGAACATAGCGCATGATGCCCGTAGAAATGCCCGTGCTGCTGAGTTTGCACCATTGGACATCAAGGCATCCATTCCTTCTGAGGCAACAGCAGCAGAAGCGGCCCGTGCTGTTATCCGCACCAAGTACGCTGAGATGCAGACAGCCATTGATGCTGCGGCTAATGTGGCTGCATTGAAGACAATCATGGAGCAGTTAGCATGACCCTAGCCGTCAACATAGCGCAAAGCGGCGCAAACAACGTATCTTTTAGAAACAGAATCATCAACGGCGCAATGGTGATTGACCAGCGTAATGCGGGGGCTAGTGTAAGCGTTCAAACAACTACAGGATATGCGTTAGACCGCTGGCGCGTATATGCAAGTCAAAACTCTAAATATTCTGTTCAACAATCTACCACTGTTCCGTCTGGTTTTAAGAATTCGCTTTTAGTTACCTCATCGTCAGCTTATACAGTAGGCGCTGGCGAAACATTTGCTGTTGCTCAGTACATTGAGGGATTCAACACATCCGATTTAGGGTGGGGAGCCTCTGGCGCTGCGTCAGTTACTCTGTCGTTTTGGGTGCGTAGTTCTTTGACGGGTACTTTTGGCGGTTCTCTTACAAATAATGGATATACCCGTTCATATCCTTTTACTTACGCAATTAGCGCTGCCAACACTTGGGAGCAAAAAACAATCACTATCGCTGGTGATACCACAGGCACTTGGACAACAGATAACACGGCAGGTATTCGTGCTTGGTTTGGACTTGGCGTAGGTTCTACATACAGCGGAACTGCCGGTTCTTGGGCTGCTGCTGAATATGAATCAGCCACAGGCGCAACCAGCGTAGTCGGCACATCCGGAGCCACCTTCTACATCACAGGCGTACAGCTTGAAAAAGGCAGCACAGCCACATCGTTTGACTATCGGCCTTACACCACCGAACTTCAGCTTGCACAGCGTTATTATTGGAGAAGCGTATCAGGCGTTCTTTTTAATACTTTTGCCATTGGTGTTGTTGATAGTGCGGCTTCCTGTTCTGGCGTGTACGCAAAACATCCAGTAACAATGAGAACTACTCCAACTTGTTCATTTTCAAATTTACGTTTGTATGATGGCACAGGCTCACCAGCCGTGACTTCTTTAGCTGGAAATTGGAGTC